CCATACAAAAACCTTCACCGTGTCCTGAATCAATAATAACATCCGTTGCTTGATACTTATCAGAAGCATAGTGCTGACCATACGTATCCTCAATGTAAGTTTTTAATTCAAGTAAATTTTTATCTTCGTTAAACTTGTAGTTCATTGTTTCTCCAATCATCAGGTAAAGTATCTTCACTATACCATCTAAAATTATTTGTTTCAGCCCACTCAGCATGGGTTCTTTTTGTTCCGTCTTTACGTACTTTAGCACCCGGCATAGGAGAGTAAGGTTTTTGAAATAAAAAAACTAACTCCATAAAATCAGGTAAAGCTTTTCTAATCCAAGTATATTTACTGTACTCTGCATGGTCCCAAAATCTACCCTTAGCTTCTAATAAAATAGTTTTATCTTTAAATGTTTTAACAAAGTCTACTTCGTATTTCTTGTCAATAATATATTTAATAGCTTCAAAGTGGTGTGCCCAATCTTTTAAAACTGTTTGATGTATATTGTATTCCCATAAACTATCATACCCTTTTGGTACATTAATTTTTTTAGGTCTTGGTTTTCTTGGTACTCTTCTAGGCATTAGTAAGTTCCTTTACAGTAATGTTAGGATTCTTTTTAACCTGTTTATAAAACCAACGTAAACTATAAGCACTCAACATAAATTTATTTTGAGAATAAATATGTGTTTGCTCAGGTAGAAACTCATGTAAATTATTTTTATTTATCTTTGAAGTATCTTCTCCGTCCGGAACCATAGTGCGTAACCATTCTATTAATAAATTTTCTGCTCTTCTTCTTAGCTGTTTAGATTTTCTAGCGTGCAAGTTTTATCTCCTCTACTTTAGGTACTGATTTTACAGTGGTTAAATAAGTAATTCCTTTTGCATACTTAAATGCTCTTAAACCTTTTCCGTTATTAGATTCTTTATGACATTCAACTTTATGTCTACAATAAGTACAGCCCCTTGCTAATTTAAAATTACCACCCTTGCCTTCAGGAACAGGAGAGTAACAAAGAGCAGGCGGTGTTTTCTTTTTGATAGTTTTCTTTACATTTTTTATTGCTGAAACTATATTTGGTTTATCAAATTCATCAGGTTTAAATAAAGCAAGCTCTCCAGTTTCTTTATTAAGAGCAAGGAAGCCTCCATTAGAAGTACCTTCACTGTGCTCATACCCTGCTAATTGAGATATGTAACCGAAAGGGTCATCGTTTGTTAGGGTGCCTTCTTTAAATTTTTTAAACGCAAAGCCGGATGTTGTTTTAATGTCTACAACTTCACCATCAATAACACAATCCATATGTCCTTTTATGCCTTCTACTTCTACAGTTTTCTGTTCAGAGGTAACTTCATGACCAGCCATTTTAACAAAGAATAACACTAGCTCTTCTAGTAAATGTCCGTATAAAAATTTAATTAATGTTGATGAGGCTAACTGTTGAGGTACTTGCTCTGCATTTAAATCGTACCATAGCTGTCGTGAAGGCTTACCAATGTTAGACATACGTAACGTTGAAGTATCTCTTGGTTGAGGCGTAGCCCAATGTTTTAAAGCAGATGCCATAGCTTTACCAAACTTATCTATGTCTTCATCATTAACTTTTATTTGTTTGTTTTCTGTTAATGGACTTATAGCTTGGTATATATCTTGAACTAAAGTATCAATTGTTTTTTTATTTTTTTTCATCGTAATCCTTAAAAGCTTTTATAACATCACTTGAAAATAATTTTTGTAAATTAACTAAATACATTTTACTAGCTTTGTTATCCCCGCCACTAACAGTTTTAAATGTATCTAACTTTTTTACAATAGTTCTAAGGACATCAGTTTTAAATACGAGCGTACAGTATTCATTATCGCCAACACATAAATGATGAAACCAGTAGTCTGATTCAGTAGCATTTATTCCGGAAGGTTTGTTCCAACACTCATACTCAATGGCTATGTTTCCTGTGTTCATCCACATACCACGTTCAGATTTAACTTCTATCTTTTTATCTTGTAGCATTTCAGCTACTTTATCTTCTCTGACTTGACCGTATTCTAAATCTAAATCAAATTTTTTTCTATCAGTTTTAGTGGGTTTCATTTAAAGTTCCTCTTGTGGTATAAAAAATTTTTCAATAAAACTTTCTATATGTCCGGCTTGATAGTATGAATCAGGGTAACTTTCGTCAATTCGCATACCTCGCCATTTACCTTTTCCAATTATGTATTCATAAGTGTAACGTCTTTTATTACCCCTACCATCTTTTCTAGGTATAATTTTAGTAGTTAAAGTAACAACATCTTTTTTTATTTTATACTCTATTTTTTTATCTTCTAAAATTTTTTTTACGCTGGCTTTTGTTTCATCTTTTATTTTATATTTAGGCTCAGTTAATAAAAATCTATTGTAAAAATCTTCAATACCTTTAGACGTGTAATGTTTTGAAGGAAAGCCTCGTCTAGCATAAGGTGCCCATCGTCCGGTGGTAGTATAGTAAGAATAAAATTGTCCATTAAATTCTATTCTAAACATGGTAGAGCCGGCTCCTGCCGTAAGTGAGTGTTTGATATTTTTAGATTCTAAAAAATTTCTTACAGTATTAACTGTTTCATTAGTAATATGACTAAAAAGTATTTCTCCTTTAGAGTTTACTCTATTAAATCTCCAATCATATTCTTGTTCTTGTACTTCTTTTTTAATGGGTTTCACTCCAGTTGTCTCCTATCTTGTATTCACCGTCCATGGGACAACGAAGATTAAAATGTTCTCCGGCTTTTATTATGCTCTCTACTGCTAAGTTTCCAACAAAATCTGCTTGAGATTCTTTAACCTCTATCTGCCACTCATCGTGAATATTGGCTACAAATTTATAATCAATTGTATTTAATGTTAAAACATCATTCAATATGACCAGTGCTTTCTTCATAATAATAGCACCGGCTCCTTGAATTAAAGTATTAAGTGCAGCATGTTGACTACGTACAAATAATTTTCTGCCGTCTAATCCTTTGAAATATTTTTTTTCCGCAGTTCGTTGCACCTTTGTTGTAAGAGATGCAAATGATGGATTACTACCGAAAAAGCGTTTTCTAAGTTGCCCGCCTCGTGTAGCATTTCCCCCAACAATTTGTCCAATTTTTTCATTTCCTGCTCCGTAGCAGAGGGCATAGATAAATACCTTTGCCTCATCTCTTGATTTAAGTCCAGCAAGTTTTTGGTTGTAAGTGTGAATATCTCCTTGTGTAATTTCATAAATGTAATCCTCATCATTCATATAATGGGCAAGCAGTCTTAACTCAAGTTGACTTGCATCTACCCCTACTAATTTATAACCCTCAGCAACTCCCCAAAAACTTCTACAAGATTTACCATAAGGAGAACTTACGCTGGGTACTTGAGCCATGTTAGGATTCCTATGTGTCATCCTTCCAGTAATAGTACCATTCGGTATTACATAGCCGTGAACCCTACCGTCATCTTTTAAACTATCAATCCAGCTTTCTGTTTGTACAATTCTTTTTTGTAATAGTAGATACTCAAGTATTAATTCTGCTTCCGGTATATCTTTTATTTTAGAAAGGCTACCCTCATCTACAATAGGTTGTCCGGTGGGTGTAAATTTTGTAGGCTTCCAGCCAAAGTCTTTTAAGTATTCTCCTATTTGTTGTCGAGAGCTTAGGTTAAATTCTTTAAGCTCTTGTCTCATAAAAGGTTTCATATCACCGCTTTCTTTTATCTTTTCATATTCTTCAGCACGTAACCCTTGTTTAGATAACTCCCCGTCTTTCTTTAATTTAGGCGTAACTTCTTTTATGTCAACCCATTTAGGTTTGAAGGTTGTATGTACTTCATCTTCTAAAGACTGAACCTTTTCTCGTAGTGTTGCAACAAAAATACTAGCTCTTCGGTCATCGAATTTAAAACCGTTAGCCTCTTGAGTTTTCATAATTTTAAAAACATCATGTTCTAAGTCTTGACTTTGTTGAGAGAAATAAGAACCTTCATTTAATAAATAGTCATAGACAGCAGAGTTTAATCTGACATCATTAGTACAGTACTCTAACATTTCAGGAGTGTAACTTTCAAACTCTTTGAAGTCTAACTTAGGGTATTGTAATTTATTACCCCACACTTCTAGGCTATGCCCTCCGTCTCTAACAGGATTAAACAAACGAGAAAGGACTAGCGTATCAATAACAGGTATATCTTTTAAATCTACCTCAGTTAATTTCTCTAAGACAGGTATATCAAATCCTATTATGTTGTGACCAATAAGACATGAAGCACTCTCTAATAAAGCCAGCCCTTCTTTTATTTTTTCAGGAGGAAACTTATATACTTTTGAAGTTTCAATATCTTGACAAACAATACACCATATTACATTTGCATCTAGTCCGTCTGTTTCAATATCAAAAATTAGTTTCATAATTAAAAGTCATCATCAGCATTATCTTCTTCACCGCCTATGACTTCGTTAAGTCTACCAGTTTCTCTATCATATAGCAACTTCGTTGCCGTACCTACATCACCGGTATACCTAGACTTTAATACTCTCATTTTTGTAGTATTAGATTCCGACTCGCTATCGGATTGTTGGTTTCTTTCTAATGCTATAACACAGTCTGATAACTGGGCAATACTTTGAGAGCCTCTAAGATGAGAGAGACTAACCTCTATACCATTCTCATGTCCTTTGTTACCGTCAACTCTTCTCAGATGAGATACGAGTATAAGACCTACACCGGTCTCTTCTACGATACTTCTTAGGCGTGCCATAATATTATCAATAGCTCTTCGCTCATCGCCCTCAGCAGTGGCTACAACCAGCATATGTAAGTGGTCAAGTACTACCCATTTACAACCACAGCCAACAATCATAAACCTAATCTTAGAAAATATTTCTTCAATGTCGTTGGTTCCAAAGTGTGCATGTACCCACACTCTATTTTTATTTTCTCCGTCATAAAGAATATCAAAGAACTTATCTAGTTCTTCCGGAGAATACTGTTCCCTAATGTGGTCAATGTATAATCTATTGTTAGCTTCAATAGAAAGAATGCCGTCAATGGTTCTTCTCCAGTCTTCTTCTAAAGCAATAACGCCCACATTATCAGTGGTGTTTTTAATAAGATGATGCTCTAACTCACGGGTGACACTAGACTTACCAAGTCCTGTACCTCCTGTTAAAGTGACTAGCTCTCCTCCTCTCAAGCCTACAAGTTTTTCATTAAGACCTTCCCAAGGATAAGGTATGCTAGGTTTCTTTTCTCTCTTATGAAACTCTTGTCTCTTGTCAGATACATTGATAACACCGGAAGGTGTATAAGTTTTAGCATCCCAAAAAGACTTAACAAATAAAGCATGTTTGTTTTCTTTTAACATTTCATTAGGGTCTTTAAACCCATTAGGCAATGTCATA